ATAGAACAAGATACAAAGAAAAATTATTGTTGGGATCTTTAGCATTAACAATATCTGGTTCATCAGGTTCTATAACTTTAACAGATAATAGTGCATATGTTTCCTCAGTTTCATTTAATGAAGCAGGTAGAATATTTCAATTAATTACTGGATCTCAAGGTGCAATAAGTTCAACACTAACTAGAAATACTACAGATGGATATTCTAAAAACTCAGGATCTTATGGTTGGTTCTTACCGGATATTGGAACTATAATCTTAAACTCTAAAGCATTAGCAGATTCTGCTGTGAGTGGAGGTATTGGATTACAATATAGTGGTTCATCATCGGGTTCAGTAACACCTAATAGAACTCCAAACGCAAGTTTATACACAGCAATAAGTGGAGGTGCTAATTTTAAATTAAATAGTCAAGAAACAATTACTTCAGATTATATATTTATTAGAGCTAGAAACGCAGAATTTAATTACTCAGAAAATCCAAGTTATATATCAGGTTCAACTGGAGAGATAGTATATAGTTCATTTATTAATTCACCCCAAACATATGTAACTACAATTGGACTTTATAATGATACTAATGAATTGTTAGCTGTTGCTAAATTATCTAGACCTTTATTAAAAGACTTTACGAAAGAAGCACTTGTGAGGCTGAAGCTGGACTTTTGATCGGAATAGGGTTTCTTTAGTAAAATTTACATATGTATAATAAAACATATGAAAGGTAATTGCGATTTAGTAAAATGTCAAGTGTGTGAACAAGAAATGTCTTTTGGAAGAATTAAAAACCACATTAAAGCCCGACATAAAACCATAAGTGTAGATCAATATGTAAAACAATATTGGTCTACTCTCCCCCTACATAAACCCTGTGAGGTTTGTAATGAAAATATAGTTTATAAATATCAAACTTGTTCTAAAGAATGTCAATCTATTAAAGCTTCAACCGAAAGAAAAGGTAAACCTAAACCCGAAGGATTTATGAGTAATGAACATAAGTTTAAAATAAGTAAATCTAAAATGGGAACAGTAGTATCAAAAGAAACTGGTGATAAAATAAGTAAAAGTTCTACTGGAGTAAGCAGGAATAAAGGTAAAACCCCAATGTTAGGTAAAACTCATAGTAAAATAACTAAAGCCAAAATGAGCAAATCTGCTAAAATTTCATTTGATAAAGGTGAAAGGCCACTTATAGCTCAAAAGGGAGTAAAGCGTTCTACTGAAACAATAAATAAAATATTTTCCAAAAGACCTATGAATAAGCTAGAAAAGTTTGTATCTAACATCTTAGACGAAAATAATATAAAATATACTCATCAGTTTTTCTTAAATAAGGATGGTATATGTAAATCATATGATTTTAAAATTAAAGACACAAATATATTATTAGAAATAGATGGTGACTATTGGCATGGTGGTCCTAGTTTAGAAAAACATTTTTTCAAATTAGAAGAAGTAAAACAAAACGATATTTTTAAAGATCAACTAGCTAAAGATAATGGGTTTAATTTATTAAGAATATGGGAAAGTGATATTTATAATAAACCTAATATTGTGGTAGATAAAATAAAAGAAAATATATAATGAGTGCCTATAAACCATTTTTAGCATCTAACATAATTGTTACTCCCTTTGAAGTAAATAAGAGTTTCTCATTTACCGGGAGTTTAGCATCTCAAATAGATAGATACGCAGGTACAAATATAACTAATTATATTTTTTCTCCAACTATTGACCCAATATCTAGTGGTCAATACCAAAGATTAATTTATAATTCCATAAAAGAATTATATTATTCAAATTATTTAAGTTCAAGTTATGGAGACCCGGTTAATAGAGCTACTTTAATTCCTGGGAGAGATTCTGAAGGAGATAGATACGTAGGAGGTCCTCAAGCTCCAGGAATGTATGAAAACTATCAACCTACAACACTAACATTTCCTAAAAACTTTCCAACTGCATCAAATGATAGAATAGCTGTTATATCAATTCCTTCTACTTATTACGGTAATTATGTTAAACCATCTACATTCATTTTTAAATGTCAGAGTGGTTCGTTTTATGATGATGGAGAGGGGAATATTAAATCTGGAAGTATAACCACACCATACTCCCCATCATCATCTTATGGTAATATATTTTATGAACATGGTATTGCTGTTATATATGGAGTATCAACTTCAATATTAAGAAACATAACAAGTTCAGTTCAAAGCACAACTTGTTCATTTCAATCTTCATTAACTATTTACGAAACTCAATATAAATGTACTATAAGAGAAAATGAATTTAATTTTACATTGAATCCTTCCATAACTTCAGGTAGCACCCCAATAACAGGTTCATTTTACAATTACTATGCTCCATCAGAAAACTTAAATGATTTTGCTACTGATTCAGTCTTTCAACCTTATATAACTACAGTTGGATTATATAATGATAATAAAGAATTATTAGCCGTAGCTAAACTTGCTCAACCTTTACCCATCCCTAAAACAACAGATCTTAATATTATTATTAATATAGATAAATAAAAATAAAAATGTGGTTATATAAAGAAAATGAAATTTATTCAATATCAGATATGCCTGATAATGTTTTTGGATTTGTTTATCAAATAATTCATTTAACAACTGAACAATTTTATATTGGACGTAAAAATCTACAATTAAAGAAAACCAAAAAAATAGGAAAGAAAGCTCAAGCATTACAAGAAGGAAAAGGTCGGAAAAAAACAAAAGAAATAAAATATGAAGAAAGTGATTGGTTAACATATTGGTCATCTTCTAAAATAATACATAATATGGTTAAAGAGCAAGGTCCGCAAATATTTAAAAGAGAAATATTAGAATATGCTTACAGCCCCAAACATTTAAGTTTTTTAGAAGCCGAATATCAATTCAAATCCGAAGTACTCCGCAATCCCAAGTCACTAAATGAAAATATACAGGCTAGATATTTTAAAAAAGATTTGGAGAACTAAATCATTATCATTATATTAATATATATGTCTAATCAATTATTGATAGATTTGGTAAATTCAGTATTAGGTGTAGGTAAATCTACATCACGCAATAATTATGCTTACCAATGCCCATTCTGTAATCACGGAAATAATAAGAAAAAACTAGAAATAAACTTCACAGAGAATTCAGATGGGGTAAATCCATGGAATTGTTGGACTTGTCTTACACGGGGTAAAAAAATATATAATTTATTTAAAAAAATAGGAGTATCTCCCGAAAAATATAATGAATTAAAAAAATTAGTTATATCTACTCCATCTTTTACTCCATCCACCCCCACAATCAAAAATATATCTTTACCTAAAGAATTTAAATCACTTATAAATATACCTAATAATAATATAATTGCTAAACACGCTCTTTTATATCTTAAAAAACGAGGAGTAAATAAAAATGATATTATAAAACATAATATAGGGTTTTGTGAATCTGGAGAATACAACAATATGGTAATTATCCCATCATATGATGCTGAAGGTAAAATTAATTATTTCATATCTCGTTCATTTAAAAAAGATTCATTTGTGAAATTCAAAAACCCAAACATATCAAGAGATATAATAGCAAATGAATTATTTATAAATTGGGATCTACCCATAATAATATGTGAAGGTATGTTTGATGCCTTAGCAATTAAACGAAATGTTATTCCATTATTAGGGAAAAATATCCAAAATAGTTTAATGAAAAAATTAATTACTTCTAAAGTAAAAAAAATATATATAGCATTGGATAAAGATGCAATTAAACAATCTGTTAAATTTTGTGAAGATTTAATGAATGAAGGGAAAGAAGTTTATTTAGTTAAAATAGATGAGAAAGATCCAAGTGAATTAGGATTCAACAAATTTACAGAATTAATTCAAAATATAAACCCATTAAATTATTTTGATTTGATGGAAGTAAAACTATCATTATAATGTTAATAGAGAAAGATACATATGTTTATAAAAAAACAATAACAAGAATTCTAGAAATAGATGAAGAAGCAAAACAAGTTAATTTTTTAGATTCTCGCTTTTATAAACGAAATAACTTATATTACCCTTCTATCACTTCAGTATTACAATATTTTCCAAAAGGTAAATTTTTTGAAGATTGGATTAAACAAGTAGGTTCTAATGCTGAACACATAGCATATAAATCAGCTAAAGAGGGTACTCATACACATGATGCCATTGAAAGATATCTTAAAGGAGAAGAAATATTGTGGATAAATGAATACGGTAATGCTAATTATTCCTTAGAAGTATGGAAAATGATATTAAGATTTGTAGATTTTTGGGAAACATATAAACCAAAACTAATCCATTCAGAAATACATCTCTTTTCGGATGTTCATAAAATAGCAGGTACCTGTGATTTAGTATTAGAAATAAATGGAAAAATTTGGTTATTAGATATAAAAACATCAAACAACCTCCATACATCTTATGATTTACAAACAGCAGCATATGCAATATGTTGGAATGAAACATTTGAAGAAAAAATAGAAAACACAGGCATAATATGGTTAAAATCAGGCAAAAGAGGACCTGATAAAAATCAAAAAATAATGTGTGGAAAGGGATGGGAAATTTATGAGTCTCCTCATTCTATTCAAGAAAATTGGAATTTCTTTTCAAGTATATTAGATATATATAGAATGGAAAACAAAAATAATAAACCCGCTTTTGAGTCATTCCCTACCAGTGTAAAACTCAAAAATTAAATTTAAATATTATAATATATGTCATATTTATAAGTATGATTAAATTATTAAATTTATTAAAAGAAATAAAAAACAAACCTAAAGCAATATTCTTATCAGGTCCTTCAGGTTCTGGAAAAACCTATATTTCTAAAAAAATCCTCCCATTAAATAAATTTCAAGTAATTAATATAGATGATACTTATGAAGAATTATTAAAATCTTCTGGTATAGGGATGAATCAAAAGGACTTTAGTCCTGAAAAATTATCGCAAGCTGCTAAATTGATGGGTTCTGCTAAAAAAATAACTAGAGAAAAATATGCTAAAGCGCTTGAAGGACTAAACAATGTTATTATAGATGGTACTGGTGGTGCTTCAAAACCTCTCTTAAAGAAAAAACAAGAATTAGAAGATTTAGGATACGATACATTCATGTTAATGATTTGGACATCTCCTATAACTTCT